GGGCGATATGCAATCATAAGCTTGAGCACGTTTGGCAAGCTTCTCCATTCAGGATCGATGAACAAGAAGATATCGCCTGTCATCTTGTCGAACGATAGCAGCTGAGTGACACAGTACCCGCACACGCCACCAACGACTTCATCGTCCGGAGTGACGAGAGCACGACACATGAATTGCTCTTCGCTCTCAAGCCCTGCATAGAGGATTTGATCAAGGCGTCTTGAGTCAACTTTGATGCCGACATAGTGCGGGAGCTTAGGAACCTCGACCATTACACGTCCACGCAGACTTGGAATGTCAGCTTCGGTGTACCTACGCACTGTCAGTGATTGCCGCGAGTGTTGAACATGTTCTGTTTGACTCAAACTCATATCTACCTCCGGAACCGACCTTTGGAGAACAGATACCTGATGCTCGCGATGGTCAGTGGTTCTCTGACAGCACCTGTGATGCGGATTTTAACTGTCTTGAATTTGATAGGGAAGCCATATAGCTGTGGGTCGTTCGATTTCAGACCACTTATTGCATTATTGCCAACATAACTTGCGTTAATGGCCGATGCATTATTGAAGTCTACAAACGCATCCACACGAAACTGCGCAGTGCCTCGGCTGTCAATTGACATGAAACGCAGCTGCTTCGCCCGCATCGGTGTGCGACCGTCGATCCAAGGCAGTTCCATTATGAATGGTATAGTTTGTCCGCTTGCATCATCTGTTATCATCAAGTCTGAATGAAATTCTTCGTTTGGAAAGACATCATTGCCAACTTGGTAAATAGTTGTGCGTGCGTCAACATGTCCAGCGAGATACACACGGCCTAGAAATGATTTGCAGCCACATACAACTCGCAGCCCTACCCCTTCATACCGTGTCCAAGATGCATACTTCAGTTGCTCCTGTGACTGGAATACGTATGCTGTCCCAATAGCGTCGTTCGTGAATAGTATTGAACAATGGTCAATTGGATTGAACACCATAAATGGTGAGCTAATAGGGACAGTTGGCAAATCCTGACGCCATGCAGGCTCGATCAGTTCACTGAGGAATTTGCTATCGATGTTACCTGAGAACAGATTGCGCTTGGCACTTGCCAACCCGTCATAGCCTGCAAATCGAAGATCATTCTCAACGTTTGCCATACATCGATGATTGATAATGCCAAACTGAGGCATCTCATCTATGAAGCGCGGAACATGAACTGGTGAAGTGGCGCTGTTGTATTCTCCAAGTATGATAATGAGAGAATGCCCACGGAAGAATACAATGAGGTATTGTCGATATCCAGCAATGCCTAAGATCAATGGCGCACCAGATGGAGCATATGCACCTACGTCAATGCTGATTGCATCGGTCGTGGGATCGCCGGGAAATGTTCCAGCAGTGCCTTTCCCACTGATGTATACTGTCGTAGGCGCTGCCGGAATGCCTGCGACGCAGTGGTAATTCGATGCCAAGCATCCATACTTACCAATTGGAACGTTGACGTTGCTGCCTGTTGCAAGGTCCTGTAAATACTTAACCTGATATGTGGCATTGATGATGACGGGCTTGTCTGTCCCGTCATGGACAACAAGCTGATCCTTCCAAGGGACAAAATCTACTTGTGTCACGGCACCCCATCCTGTTGGAGCACCCGGAAGCGCAGCAGCGATTGTAGTGTTCCAGATAGCTACAGCGGTTCCTGTACTATCAACTGATGCAATTTGTCCTGTAGTCGTGACGACAATCAGACGACTGTTGAAATACTCCATATCGACGATGTTGCCGGTTACTATACCTGCAACGTCTGCCCACTTCTTAGTCCCGAACCGTAGTTTCTGTGCTCCCGATGGTGTGCGCCTGAAGTTCAATAGTTCTGGCTGGTACTTCGCCTCCATATTCGTATCTTCGTCGATGACGTTCCAGCCACCGCCGAAGCCTCGAAGAGTAATTTCTTCGAGGCGTGACTTTTGTGCCTTCTTCTGCTGGCCGTAGAATAGCGAGACGTTCATTGTTTGACTCAAACTTACTTGCTTGTGCGGAGCACTGACTCAAACTATGGATATTCGTGCCAAGATAGAGGAATATCGCCGTGACCTACGCGAGCGAAATGTTGATTTGCTAGTGCGTGTTGTATGTCTTTGTATCTCCCATCCATCATCTGCTGCACGTCTGCTTTGGCTTGAGGGTTCAAATCGTCGCCAGATAGAGCAACATAAGCAGTTCCAAACACAAGCAAATCGCGATCAAAATCAAGACTAGTCGTTCCCGTCCAGTCTGTTCCGGTAGGAAGTGGATGAAACCGCGCTTTGACACTGACGTTACCTGTTGCAACGATAGGGTATATTTGCAACTTCTTACTGATGTAATCTGGATGTATTGGAGGCAAACTAGTCCAATACAGAGGCGTGCTCCCTGATAATGTGAATGGGTTCAATGTCTCAGGCAGCGTGGGCAAAGGTTTCGAAGATATTCCAGGACAAACCGCAGCAAAATCATCAAAGTCTATCACTTGACTAAATTGTCCGGGGCTCACGAATGTGCCCGACACTCCATCAAGCGTCACGACCCCCCACAGCGTGTATTGTCGCCACCAATGCTTCTTAAACAGCATATTAAAGGCTCGCCCCGCATCTTTTACCATGCGGGGCTCGCTGTAGAGTTGTGTACCAATGCCTGTAACTTCGCCCAAGATACCAAGGGCGTCTTGCACGACTTGATTGATTGTGACGCCCATTGGTTAATCCTATGCGTAGTAGTGTTTGATCCCATGCAAGCCGCCGTTGCCAGCAGCAGTGACATACGGATCGCCGATCATGCCAACGATGAACTCCTTGATCCCGTCGAACGCTGCTGTGGGATTATACGTTCCACGCGGATCGCCAGTTGCGCTAGTAGCCGGGTCTGTACGGTCACCCGGTACGAACTGCGCACCAACAGCAGTCATCACACCGTTCTCACGAGCCCATATCACGTCCCCACGGTAGGGAAGGCCCAATGCATCACCTGACGTAATACTCCACGTCACAGCATTGGTTGATGTGGTGACAGTCTTTACACTGTGGATACGCTTGAATGCCTTCAAACCTGGAATGGCAGCACCAGATCCGTTGACGCCACTGACACGCGTGAGCATTGGCTGACCGAGATAGTCAAACCCACGCCATTCCATCTGACCACCGGACACACCCGGATCGGCAGACGGTGTGAAGATCAACACACGACCGTATGGCTCAGGAACGATAAGATCGATCGATACGATTGTGCCGATTGCAGCGTTTGCAGCGATGCCTGCACGAAGCACCGCATTGGCCGCAGGAGCACCGAGACTGAACTGCTGCGGCTGAGAGGAGTTGATAGCGTTCGAGTATTGCATCGCAGGGACGTAGTGGTTGATCCCCGGCTCGAACTGGTCGCGATCACGAAACATGGATACCTCCGGTTAGTCCGTTGTTTGACTCAAACACCGATTGGGGCTTCGTTGAGCCGGAAGCCACCACCCTTACCGACTTGTTCTGGCATGACGACCATACCAGTTTTCGCTGTGGCAAGTTTGATGACCTGATCTTCCATCGTACGCCACGCACCTTTACGTGTGGCGTCATCCTGTGCGCTGAGCATGCGACCCAATGGTGAGTTCGGATCACTCAGGCCCTGCATGTTGATGATGGGAGCTTCACCTTCACGCAGATTGTAATGGGCAAGGTCTTGTACAGTACGGAACCTGACCACATGCCCGCGAGGAAAGTAGACCATATAGCCAGCGTCTTCATCGGTAGGAACGGTGATGAGGCCCTTACCGGGTTCGTATCTCGTCTGATCCCGCTTGACCTTGCCGTTGAGCTTGACGACGACGTACGCGAGCCGAGCCCCGGTACGGTTACGCATCATGGAGATGTCTGACATTAGTTCACCAGATACGCATGAGTGCGGTACTGACGCCATGTGCAGAGCTGACCTTCCCACACAACGCGGCGGCCAATCGCATCCATATCCCACGGAGCGACTAGTTTCTTGACCTTCATGTTCACGCCTTTGAGAACATGCAGGGTCAGATACTCCTCGTTCACGAAGTACGCGACGTTGGCAGGGAGCTTCTCGTCAAACAAGATCGGGACGCCGTTATGAGTCGTTCCGACAATCCCGAGGTTGACCAATGCTTTGCCAGTTCCTGTGGCGTTGAGGGCGATCTGCTGCTTATCTCTGGCAGCGGCTTTGTGCATGCGGTAGATATTTCGACCCGCGAACACAACTGTAGGCTTCGGAGAAGCTTGACCATCGGACTTCCTGTTCAGGTCTAGTTCAATGATGTCGTCGAAGGCTTCTTCAATGTTCTCAGGAGTGAGGGTACCTGCGAAGTTGTAGGACGATGAGCGCCACTGGCTTTCCGTTGCAAGGGAAATGCCTCCAACTGATCCAGTAGTCGGGTCAGCAGGAATAAGGTTTCCAAGACCATTTGGGTCCGTTCCAGTTCCGACAGATGTGTGATACGTCGCGAACTGACGGCTGATGCTTTCGTCAAGGGCCTTAATCTTGCCCGTGATGATCTTGAAGATTTCCGCCCGCCCTTGGTTTTCATCGTCTTCCTGATCTGAGATGATCAACGACCCAACAACGCGGGACATGAAATACTCGACTGTCGTGAACTCGTTCGTCTGATCGACTGGCAGCTGGTCGTAATACTGCATCGATGTGACGTTCGGGTTCAGGCCGACAATGAGTGGGTTACTGATTTGAGGCCCACCATCTTCAACGATGACACGCTTCTTCGCATGGAGGTATGCGCTCACAGTGCCCGAAATCGCGGAAGCCATGATCAGCTTCGCCCGACTCCGCGTCAGCATGCTGTGAACCACGGTATCGAGGGTTGGCATGTGGTTTTCCTGCTGTTTGAGTCAAACAAGACTCGGGTTACATTCCGGCTTCCGACATCACCTGACGAGCGATCTGCTCGTACGACTGATTGACGTTTGCCATTCCACTCTGTGCTCGTGGAGGTAGTCTACCTCTTCCGTTCGGGAATGCACCGCGTTGGCGGGTTCGGGCTCCAGTATCGCCGCTGGTTTGCTGGCGTTGCACCAGATGCAATTGCAGCTTCGCCCAGATTTCATTGAGCGTCATCTGTGGATGCTGTTGGAGCACAGCATCCATCACCGGAAGGTATTGTCTTGCATCCGGGTTCTGCGCAAAGAATTGAGCTACGTGTACCTTGGCATCGCCGAATGCCTTGGCTTGCTCTGCATGTTGTTGTTGTTGGCGTTGCTCCGCTTCGGTGCGCTGCCGAAGGGGCTGCATCTGTTGGCCGATTTCATTACGAAGGAGATCGACAAGAGACTTGGTATCTGAGCCGCCGTTGATCCCCAATTCAGACAAATCTATACCATTTGCCGCTGCCCGAGTCAAGACAGTTTTCAACGCTTGGATAGGATTGGTCTTCGACATTGCAACAAGTTGCATTGCCTCGATCTGCTCCTGAGGCGAGATACCCATCTGTTTCATCTGGGCATTCTGTGAGTTTAGCTGCTCAAAACGACCGTAAACCTCCTTACCGATTTCGATGGCCCTGTTGAGACGATTGGTCAAATCCATGACCTGCGCCTGTGCCTGCGACTGCACGCTCATAAGCTGACGATGAGCGTTCGCTGCCTGCTGATAGAATCGAGCCTCCTTACCAGCACGAGCAACGACATTCCCACGGGCATCGACTAGATTGCCCTTCGCATCCGGGCGGACCTCTGCCGATGATGGAATACGCTGAGGCTGTTGCTGCTGAGGCTCCTGTTTACGTTGCCTGGGCTCACGACCGTATTGGTCACGAGCCCGTCGAGTGGGTTTGTCTTCACCCTCACCCATATCTGGATCGCCGCGGTCGGTGTATCTACCTCCGTCTGTTTCGACTGATCCAGTTCCATCTGCTGAGTCATCGGTTCCTGTATCCAACGCATCACCGTCAGACTCAGATACGCCAAGATCATCAGCAGTGAGGCCCAAATTCGTAGCAACAGTCTCTTGAGCTAGTGCATTGTCGCGGGGAGCCATGTTGTTCTCCTTTGTTTGACTCAAACTAGTACGGTGCTGCGGGAGGAGTTGGCCCGCCCTGAGCCCCTCCGCCGTTCATCATCTGCTGACCCACGTTGCCAGCGGGCGCTTCGTTCTGCATTGGAGCAGGTTGTGGCCCACCCTGTCCCTGTGCCTTCTGAGCCATCATCATTGCGGCCTGAATGATCTTCTCTGTTGGCACGCCTTGTTGCTTCATCTGCATGAGAACCTGCTTCGCTTCAGGCGGCAGTGCTGCGAGGAGTTGTTCAGCCTGTCCACCTCCCCCTGCCCCAGCCGCACCGGGAGCGCCCTGAGCAGGCATACCCTGCTGTGTTGATCCCGGTGCGGCAGGCTGTCCTTCAACTCCGCCAACGGCAGCACCTGTACTTACACCTTGCTGCATCGTGGCACTGATTTCTTTACGCATCATATCCCACTGTTCGGGCTTGATGGTAATGTCTGTGAAAGCCTTGGAGAACAGATCTAGCATAATCCACAGTGTTGTCCCTGGAGCAGCCTGCGCAAACTGGCCAATTGCCTGCGCTGCTTGG